AACTGGAAACTTGACCAAAACGTAGTATCACAAACATTTGGTTCTAACAGTACAACTACTGTTACTGCTTCTGTTGCTACTACAACTGCTACAGGTTTCTTAACATCTGGTTGGGCTTCTTCTTCTAACATCAGCATCACAGCAGCTAATACAGGTAACTTAGTATTAAACGTAGGTGACGTTATTACTATCGCTGGTGTTTATGCAGTTAACCCACAGAATCGTCAGGCTTATGGTTCTAACAAACTCCGTAACTTTGTTGTTAAATCTGCTGCTACTATTGCTTCTGGTTCAAGCGTAACTGTAACTGTATCTCCAGCTGTTATTACTGCAGGTCAGTTCCAAAACGTAACAATCCCAAGCCCATCTGGTACTGCTGCTGTAACACAATTTAACAGCACAGGTACAGTTTCTCCACAGAACATAATTATGCACAGAAATGCTTTCACACTCGCAGTCGCTGACTTAGAGTTGCCTGAAGGTGTTCACTTTGCTGGTCGTGCTTCTGACAAAGAAATCGGCTTGTCAATGCGTGTTGTCCGTCAATACACCATCAACAACGACAGTATTCCTACTCGTTTAGATGTATTGTATGGATGGGCTCCACTATATCCTGAACTCGCTTGCCGTGTTGCAGCTTAATTTAGAAAGGAAATAATATGTCTAATCCAGGACCAGCAACCACAGTAACGATTCACCCATCAAACGTAGCTTCTAACCAAGCTATCCGTTTGTTAGCAGTTGCTACAGGTGTGAACGTAAACGCAACAGGCGATCAAGCATCATTACAAATCGCTAACTCATCAAACTACTCTGTATCTAACGTAGTGTTTACAAATGCTTCAACTTCTTTAACAACTGCTTATGCTGGCTTATTTACAGCTCCATCAGCAGGTGGTACAGCGATTGTTGCAAACGCAGCATTGTCAGCACTAACAGGTTCTTCAGTAGTTTCACAGAGAACTGTTGCTTCAACTGCAACTCAATCTGCACAAACTTTATACATTAACGTAGGAACTGCTCAAGGTGCAGCAGCAACTATGGATGTATATGTTTACGGATATGATTTCAGTACATATTCTTAATTGAATAAGTTGTGACTAAGCCCCCTGTAAAAAGGGGGTTTTTTTTAATATTTGTTGTATAATTAAATAACCAATTTTGGTTTTCTTTGCAAAGGAAATTATTATGTCTAAAACCACTATTACTCGTGGAAATATAATAGATGGAACTATGGTTCAAGCATCATTACCATCTACAACGATTTCAGGAACTAGCACAGAAGTGACTTTTTCTGTTCCAGGTGTTTCATCTACCGATATGATTATTGCTACTTTTGATGGTTCTTTAGTAACAGGTATTTCTATTGGAAATGCTTATACAACTACTGATGGTCAAGTTAAAGTACGCTTAATTAACTCTACAGGTTCATCTGCAACACAAACAGCAGGAACAATGTTATTTTATGTTATGTCCTGTGAAGATCAGCCAATCCCTACTAGCGTAATTTAAATCATGGCAAACGTATCTGCTTATCGTTTTGTTGGCCCAACTACTGCAATTTCAATTTCAGGAACTGCATCAACATCTGTAACTATTACCCCTAATGGTAATGATCAGATGAATTTCTGTGGATTTTTAAATACAAGCTCAAACCCAATAGCAATAACTATTTCTCCTGCAATACCAGGCACTTCAACTACTGCTCCTGCTGCTGTTTTACCTTCAGGTGGTAGTTCAAGCCAAAGTTTTGTATTGGGTATTAGTATGAGTCAGCCCACAGTAATAGCAGTTCCCCCAAGTTTTGCGATTACAGCGATTGGAACAAGTGGCACACTTTATGTGTTGCCGATGGTTGATCAAAACTAAGGAGTAGTTTATGGCTGATCCAGCCAAAACAGTAGACCAAAATCTACTGCCAGTCCAAGCATATTTTAACTTGGATGGTAGTTTTAATACGTTTATTGGTCAGAATCAGCCTTTTTATGCCACATTTAATCCTGTTCAGTCAGGGTTAACCATTACTAATAGCACAATTGATAGTACAACAATAGGTGCTTCAACACCATCAACAGGTGCATTTACTAACATATCCACAACAACAGGTTCAATAAGCACAACTGCGTCAAATGCTACTGATATTGCAAATAAGTATTATGTTGATTCTGTTGCACAAGGACTAGGCCCTAAAGCTGCTTGTCAAGTTGCTACAACGGCAAATATTACTTTAAGTGGTTTACAAACTATTGACGGCTATACAACTATTGCTGGAGATAGAGTTCTTGTTAAAAATCAGTCTACTAGCTCACAAAATGGTATTTATTTAGCATCTGCATCTGCATGGACTAGAACGACTGACATGGATGTATGGTCAGAAGTGCCAGGTGCTTATACAGTTGTATTAAATGGTGGGCAATCTGATACAGGATGGGTATGTACTGCGACTCAATCAGGCACAATTAATGTTACTGCAATGCCTTGGGTTCAGTTTTCAGCTGCAAGCACATATTATGCTGGCACAGGACTGTCGCTTTCTAGCAACACATTTAGTATCACAAATACAGGTGTATCAGCAGGTTCTTATGGTTCTGCAACTAACACACTAAGTGCTACAGTCAATGCTCAAGGTCAATTATCTTCATTATCTGCACAAGCAATTTCTATTGCGCCTAGTCAAATTAATGCAACTATTCCAAATTCAGGATTAACGAATAGCTCGATTACAGTAAATGGTAATGCGATTGCATTGGGGGGTAGTGCAACTATAACGGCTAATACTCCAAATGCGTTGACAATAGGAACAGGATTATCTGGCACAAGTTTTAATGGTTCTACAGCTGTTACAATAGCAAATACAGGTGTTTTAAGTGTTACAGGAACATCTCCTGTTAATGCTTCAACAACAAGTGGTGCAACTACAGTCAGTTTAGCTTCAGGTTATGGGGATACGCAGAATCCTTACGCATCTAAAACAGCTGCTTATTTTTTAGCTTCACCGACTTCTACAAGTGGTGTGCCAACATTTAGAGCAATTTCAGCAACAGATATTCCAACTTTAAATCAAAATACAACAGGAACTGCTTCCAATGTAACAGGTGTTGTTGCAGTAGCAAATGGTGGTTCAGGAGTAACAACATCAAGTGGTGCAAATTCTATAGTATTGCGTGATGCAAATGGAAATATAACTACAAACTGTTTATTTGAGGGATATGTTACTCAAGCTGCAAGTGGAACAACATTAGTTTTAATTGCATCATCAGCACAAAATTATCAAATTACTGGATCAGGTGGGCAAACAATAAGACTTCCTGATGCTACAACATTACCAAATGGTGCAACATTTACCTTTAACAATAATCAATCTTCAGGAACTATTGTTGTTCAAAACAATTCATCTACTACGATTGCAACAATTAATGCTGGTGGATATGTAACTGTAGTTTTATTAAATAATTCAACAGCAGCTGGTTCTTGGGATCGACATGATTCAACTCCATCTAATGTTTCATGGTCTACCAATACTTTGGATTATTCTGGTTCAATAACATCTGCAACATGGAATGGAACAACTGTTGCATATAATCGTGGTGGAACAGGTCAATCATCAGCATTTACGCAAGGTGGTGTAGTTTATGGTTCTTCAACATCAGCATTAGCAACTTCAGCAGTCGGCACAACAGGTCAGGTATTAACTTCTCAAGGTACGTCAGCACCAATATGGGCAAATAACGCAGCTTCTGTGTCGATTACAGATGATACAACAACAAATACGACTTATTATCCTTTAGTTGCTAACCAAACTACAGGGCAGATTACAACAGAATATACAAGCTCATCAAAACTTAAATATAACCCAAGTACAGGCACATTAACTGCAACTGTTCATGCTGGTGGTGCGACTATTACAAGTGGAACGATTAACAATACTGTAATTGGTGGCACAACACCTGCTGCTGGTACATTTTCTACACTTTATATTGCACCATGATAGATTGGAAAATAACAAAAATTACGGCAGAAGATGGGGTGATTACTCATGCCCATTATGTATGTAAATTAGTTCAAGAACCTTTTACTGTAGAAACAGAGGGTAATTGGTATTTTTCAGACAAAATATTAAAAAAACCATTAGAAGATGTAAAAGAGCAAGATATTGCTGAGTGGATAGAAAAAGAATCTATGCAAAATGGTGTAAGTGCAATAAAATTAAGGCTAGAGGAACAAATGCAGTCTTTACAAAATGATCAAACTGTAAGTTTACCTTGGCTGCCAAAAACATTCAAACTTAAGGATTAAATCATGGGTCAAATTGTCTTTCAAGCAACTTTAGGTGGTCAAACTGCTTTAGTTGGTCAAAATACTGCTTCTAGTTATAGTTTAACGCTACCTTTAGCGACAGATACTTTAGTTGGTAAAGCTACAACTGATACGTTAACTAACAAAACTTTAACTTCACCTGTCATTTCTAGCATTGTTAATACAGGTACTTTAACTTTGCCGACAGTTACAGATACTTTGGTGGGCAGAGCAACAACAGATACGTTGACAAATAAGACAATTAGTGGCTCAAGCAATACTATAAGCAATATATCTTTAACATCAAGCGTTACAGGAACTTTACCTGTCGGTAATGGTGGCACAGGATTAACAACATTAACATCAGGATATATTCCTTATGGTAATGGTACAAGTGCTTTTGGAAGTAGTTCTAATTTATATTGGGATAGCGTTAATTTAGGACTTGGCACAGGTGGTACAAATAATAATTATGCTGGGTATACGACTTTAACTATCAATAATACTTCTGGTGGTATTGTTGATTTTAATATTTCTGGAGTAAGAACAGGAAGTATATTTACTGATTCTACAGGATTAAATTTACAAACAAGAACTGCATTACCTACAATATTTACAACTAATGGCACAGAAAAGATGCGTCTTACATCTGCTGGCTATCTAGGAATAGGTACAAGTAGTCCTGTTGCCACGTTGGATGTTAATGGTGACATCAGATTGAGAGATACATATGCTCTTTATATGGCTAGTGGCGCAGAACAGAAAATTTTTGCGGCAGGTACAGCAAACAATACTTATTTAACATTTAATCAATGGACTGGTTCTGCTTACACAGAACGCATGAGAATTGATTCATCAGGCAATCTAGGACTTGGAGTTACTCCTAATACATCGTGGTCAGCTTGGAGTGCTATACAAACAGGATTAACTACAGCTTTTGCTGGAAGTAAATCAAATCCTTATTCTGTAATGGCAAGCAATTGGTATTCAGATGGTTCAAATGATAGATATTTAACAAATAATGTTGCATCAATGTATATACAACTTGGTCAACAACATCAATGGAGATATGCTGCTTCAGGTTCAGCAGGTGGTGTAATTAGTTGGACTCAAGCAATGACACTAGATAATAGTGGTAGATTATTATTAGGAACAACAAGTGCAAGTGGTTCTAACTATTTACAAGTAAATTCTGACGCATTAATTAGTGGACTTACTGTTGGTAAAGGTGGTGGTGGGGATATTTTTAGTACTGCGTTAGGAACAAATGCTCTTTTAAATAATACAAGTGGTATTTCTAACACAGCAGTAGGTAGAGGTTCATTAGGAAATAATACTACAGGTTCAGGAAATGCGGCTTTTGCAAAAGATAGTTTAGTTACAAATACTACAGGTTCTAATAATTCTGCATTTGGCTATGGTGCGTTATCTAGCAACACTTTAGCATCTAACAATACGGCAGTAGGTTATCAATCTTTATATAGTAATTCAAATGCTTCAAACAATACAGCTTTTGGTTATCAAGCAGCTTATTCCAATGTTTCAGGAAGCTATATAACTGCATTTGGTTACAAAGCAGCAAACGCATATAATTCAACAACAACAATTTGTGCAGTAGGTTTTCAAGCATTAGCTTTAAATACTACTGGTGCTGATAATACTGCTATTGGAACTTATAATGCTCTAGGTGCTAATACCACAGGCTCAAACAACACCGCAGTAGGCAGAGAAGCGTTACAAGCTAACACCACAGCTTCAAATAACACAGCAGTAGGTTATCAAGCTGGTTATAGTGGCACAACAGCACCTAATAGTGTTTTTGTTGGCTATCAAGCAGGATATAGTGGTGCTGGTTACTCAACAATGATTGGTTACCAAGCTGGTTATTCTACTACTGAAGCATCAACAGGTTCTGTATTTGTTGGATATAACACAGGATATGCAAATACTACAGGTTATGCTCATGCAGCTTTAGGTCAACGAGCATTGCAATCCAATACTACTGGTTTATATAATACTGCTATTGGTCATACTGCACTTCAAGCAAATACTACTGCAAACTTTAACTCTGCGTTAGGTTATCAAGCACTTTACGCAAATACTACAGGGCAATATAACGTAGCAGTTGGTTCTTATGCTATTAATGCAGTTACTACATCAAGCAACAATACAGCAATAGGTCATCAAGCTGGTAATAATTGCAATCCATCAGGAGTTGGTGATAACGTATTTGTTGGTGCTTTTGCTGGTTCAAATTTAACATCAGGAACAAAAGGTATTTATATTGGTTCTGGAACTCTTGCTGGTGCAGCAACAAACTCAAGTGAAATAGTAATTGGATATAACACAACAGGTAAAGGTGCATCTACAGGATTTATTAATCCTAACTCTGGTGGTGTATATCAAGGAAATAACTCTACATTGTGGTCAGTAACTTCAGACCAGCGTTTAAAGAAAAATATTGTAGATAACAATGTTGGATTAGATAAAATCTCTCAAATTAGGGTTCGTAATTTTGAGTATCGTTTGCCTGAAGAAATTACAGAAGTATCGCAAGATCAAGCAATTAATAAAACAGGTATACAACTTGGTGCTATTGCTCAAGAATTACAACAAGTATTACCTGAGTGTGTAAAACAAGAGTCTACAGGAATTTATACAGTTGATGCCGACCCTTTAATTTGGTATCTAGTAAATGCAGTTAAAGAACTTAAAGCAGAAATTGACCAACTTAAAGGAGTAAAGTAATGAGTAATACCTATACATGGACAGTAACATCAATGAGCACATTACCAAATGTGCCGAATCAGCCTAATTATGTAGTTTTAGTTAGAGGACAAATAACAGGTTCTAATGATGCAACACCACCTGTTACTGCTTCTACTGAATATAGTGTGGCTTTAACTGTTGATGAAAACCAATCTGATTATATTCCCTACAATCAACTTACAGAATCAGTTGTAATTGGATGGGTACAAACAGTATTAACACCTGAAGGTGTATCTAATTTAGAAGCTAATGTAGATGGACAAATTAATAGTATTGTTAATCCACCTGTAACCCCATCAGCACAAGCATTACCTTGGAGTAACTAATGAGCCAGCCATTTGATATTGTAAGTCGTGCATTAAAAGATATAGGAGCTTTAGAAGCTGGTGAAACTCCTACACCAGAAGCAGCTCAAGATGCTTTTGATATGCTGAATGACTTGCTCGATCAATGGTCTAATGAATCCATGATGGTTTCATATAAAACTGAGATTGTCTATCCTATTACACCTGGTCAAACACAATACACAATCGGCCCTGGTGGGCAAATTGGTGCAGTATTTACAGGTTATGTTGTAGGCAATACTTTAACTGTAACTTCTATTTCTAGTGGTGCTATAGCATTAGGAATGACAATTTCAGGAACAGGAATCACAAGTGGCACAACAATTACTGCATTTTTATCAGGTGCTGGTAACAATGTTAACGAAGCTGGCACATATACTCTTAACACTTTTCAAAACGCATCGTCTACAACGATTAACGCATATTATCAAAGACCACTTTCTATTAATAGTGCTTTTGTGCGTATTAATACAAACTCTAATGGTCAGCCTATTGTTAATGGTGGCCTCGATTATCCTGTAGCAATTCTAAACGTAGAAGATTATGAAATGATAGGATTAAAGACGCTATCAGGGCCATGGCCTAAAGCTCTTTACTATCAGCCAAGTGAAGTATTAGGAAATATTTATGTATGGCCTAATCCATCACAAGGTGAAATGCACATATTTGCAGATACTTTATTTACTCGTTATGGTTCATTAAATGACAATATTATCCTACCACAAGGCTATTCTATGGCTCTTAGATGGTGTTTAGCAGAACGATTAATGCCTATGTATGGAAAAGCATCACAAACGCAAATAGCAATGATAACAGCGTATGCAGCACAAGCAAAAGCAACAATTAAACGCACTAATATGAAACCTGTGCAGTCAGCTAGATTTGCAGATGCTATGTTAAGTAGTAGACAGCGTGATGCTGGATGGATTTTATCAGGCGGATTTTTCCGTTAATAATCATATATTTATGCAATATTACATATATCAACATCGTGCATTAGACACAGGAAACATATTTTACGTTGGTAAAGGTAAAGATAAACGTCATTCTGACAAAAATAAACGTGGTAGATATTGGAAAAATTATGTAGCAAAACATGGTTTTACATCTGAAATTATTAAAAATGAAATGGATGAAGAATTAGCGTTTTTTGCTGAAATGGAATGTATAGATGTTTATAAAAGACGTGGTATTAAATTAGTTAATTTAAGTAATGGTGGTGAAGGCTGTTCTGGATATTCTATGAATCACTCAGAAGAACAAAAACGCAAATGGAGTGAAATGCGTAAAGGCACACCAAGCCCAAGAAAAGGTGTTAAATTATCTGAAGAAACCAAAGAAAAATTGCGTATTGCAAAAAAAGGTAAGCCTTTATCTGATAAACATTGTAAAGCAATAAGTAAAAGTTTGATAGGTAATAAACATACAGCAAAATTAACAGATGATGAAGTAAGATTTGTACGAGCTAATAAGGGAATTATGACACACATAGAATTAAGTAATAAATTTGGTGTTCATAAAAATACTATACATAAAATATGGCGTGGCGAACGATACAAAGGGGTAATTTAATATGGATTTTGGTTTTGTAGGCCCATCATACGTTGCTCCATCAATTTATGTTAATGGTGAAGAATGTATAAATTTTCGACCTGAAATTGATCCTACTAAACAAGCTGGAGAACGTGGAGTTGTTGCTTTATATCCAACACCAGGATTAACAGGTCAAATTACTTTACCAAATTCTGCTCAAGTGCGTGGTATGCGTACTGTATCAGGTGGGCAATATTTAGTTGTAGTTTGTGGACAATACGTTTATGTATTAACTTCTAATTTAACTCCTACAATTGTAGGAACATTAAATACATCAAGTGGTAATGTTGGCATAACGGATAATGGATTAAACGTATATATCACAGATGGTAATTATAGATATACATGGAGAATTTCTAACCCAGCATCTGCCACATTTATAGGTTCTGTATCAGGCACAACTTTAACTGTTACATTGATGAAAACAGGAACAATTGCTGTTGGTCAGTCATTGTTTGGTTTGGGTGTAACAGGTGAAACTATTATTACAGGATTGGGAACAGGCACAGGTGGTGTTGGTACTTATACCATTAATATTTCACAAACTGAGCCATCAGAAGTATTTAATAGTGCAGCTGTTGGAGCAATTATTACAGGTTCAATAAGTGGCACAACTTTAACAGTAACTGCTGTAAGCTCAGGAACTTTATATCCTGGGCAAACTATTCAAGGAACAGGAATAACGGCTGGAACAGTCATTACTTCTTATGGTGGTGGTACTGTGTTAAGTACGGCTATTGCGTCAGGTGGAACAGGTTATGCTGTTAATGACACAATAACTGTTCAGGGTGGTGTTTATGGCACAACTCCTGCGACTTATACAGTATCAAGCGTATCTGCTGGTGTAGTAACAGGGTTAACAGTTACAAATTCAGGAAACTATACAAGTAATCCTACAAATCCTGTAACAACTTCAACTTCAGGTTCTGGCACAGGATTAACTTTAAATTTAACATTTGGCACAGGTGTAGGTGGCACAGGAACTTATGTAGTAAGCACAAGTCAAACTGTTGGTTCTGAAACAATGTATGGTTTAAACTTTAGTATATTGCCTAGTTCTGACGGAGCATTTACAGGTGCAGATTTAGTTGATATTGTTGATAACTATTTTATTTACAATAGACCAAATACTCAGCAATGGGCTGCTTCTAATATATTAAGTCCAATTACTCCTGCGTTATCGTTTGCTAGTAAGTTTACAGGCCCAGATAATTTAGTTTCAATTATTGCTGATCATGGACAAGTTTATTTATTAGGCGAAACTACATCAGAAGTTTGGTCAGATGTTGGAACATTTCCATTTCCGTTTCAAAGAATACCAGGTTCATCAAGTCAACATGGTATCGTTGCAAAGTTTTCTGTTGCTAGAATAGGTAATTCTTTTGCTTATTTAAGTAAAAATATTAGGGGTCAATCACAAGTTGTAATGATGAATGGTTATTTTCCTACGAGAATATCAACTCATGCTGTTGAAAATTCATTACTAGACCAATATGTAGAAGATGCTGTTGCTTGGACTTATCAATTAGAAGGTCACGAATGTTATGTTATTAGTTTTCCAACTATTGATTTAACATGGGTTTATGACGTATCTACAGGAATGTGGCATAAATGGTTATGGGTAGATAATCAAAACGTCTATCACAGACACAGGGGTAATTGCCAAGCTAATTTCCAAAATATGAATTTGGTAGGTGATTGGGAAAATGGAATTATTTATCAATTAGACCAAAATAGTTACACAGATAATGGTCAAGAAATACGCAGATTGCGTAGAGCTGTTCATTTAGTTACAGATTATCAACGACAGTATTTTGATGAATTACAGTTATATTTTCAGCCTGGTGTAGGTGTTGGTGGGGTAACAAACTCAGGATTTTATGCCACATTACAATCACCATTTTTAGTTGCACCTACGCAAATATATAATGTGCCAGGTGGAGCTTCTATTCTATTAGGCATTTTACCTACCATGAATAGCAATACACCTTTACAAAATCCTAAAGCAATGTTGCGTTGGTCAAATGATGGTGGTTCAACATGGTCAAATGAACATTGGGTAAGTATTGGTCAACAAGGTAAATACAAAAATCGTGCCATTTGGCGAAGATTGGGAACGGCAAGGGATAGAGTATTTGAGGTAGTAGTAACTGATCCTATTAAAGCTGTAATTGTTTCAGCTAATTTAAAGTCATCAGTAGGTGAGTCATGAGTTTAAATCCTAGTAATACTCCTTACCCACAAGTTGAATTTTTAGATGAAGCGACTAAAAGACCAAACCGAGCTTGGCAACAGTTTTTTTTAAATATATTAAATTTTACAAGCTCACCAAGTGCAAGTCAGGGAAGTGCTAATTTGCCTAGTAAACCTGTTGGATTTATTAATATAACTGTGAATGGAAAACCTTTTAAAGTAGCTTATTACAATGTCTAATTGTTTAAAAATCCTATATGAATCTGTTAAAAATCGCACAAATATTGATTATGATGCGTTTGAACAGTCTTTAAAGGATTGGATACAGATTCCCTTGTATAAAGATAATGTTTTAGTAGGTTGTGTAATACAAAAAGAAAACGAAGTTCATATTGGATATGGTGAAAATCCTACGTTTTCTATACGGAAACATTTAAAAGAAACTTTAAAAAAAGTAATCCATGATTATGGTTTTGCTGTAACGGCAGTTATGGAAAATTATGATAAAGGATTAATTTTTTGTAAACGTCTAGGATTCTATGAAATTGCTAGAGAAGGTAGTAAAATTATACTTAAATGCGATAGGTGCAAATATGTTGACTAAAATTTATGCTAGTAGGTCT